GGATGATATTTTGGTAGATACCGGCACGACGTTACCAGCAACACTCGCACCTGCTAACGAATATGATACTGAACTAACTGCTATACAATCTGACCTTGATAATCCAGACCAATATAAGGCGGATGTATCAGCACTAGCATTAGAATCTACATTAGAAGCTATTAAGGGTATAGGTTGGACTAATGAAGATTTGGTAGCGATTAAAACAGCTATTGATGAAGTAATTGAAGATACTGGCATAACGTTACCGTCTGAGATTAATGCGATTGACGAAGATGTGTGGACATATCCAGAGAGAACAATTACAATGTCAGCTGCTGAAATTTTATCTTCAGTTACAGAAGAACAAATAGTTGCTATTCGAGGAAATACATGGAATATTAGTCTTCCCAATTTGGATTTTAACCCGGATTTTTCTGATATTATTTTTGCTATAAAATCTCGAAAACAAGATACAGATTCTGCTTCGATTTTATATATTAGTATGAATAATGGATTGCTTTATATGAATGGAGAAGAAGCTATAAATAATACTCAAGCTTCTATTTCATTTGAAGCAGATAATTTAAATATTTTCGTTGATGCTAAAATTACTAAACAATTAAAAACCGGAAGGTTCTTCTTCGGAATTCAAACAATAAGTGAAATAGAAACATATGAGAATTACATAGGAGACTTCATTTTATTGAAAGATGTAATTCATTCGACAAACTGAGGTATAAATGAATTATAAAATAAAGAAATTCGACCCATTCAACTTTGATAGAAGCAAATATTATTATGATGAAAAGGCTGCTCTTAGAGCAGTAAACTTTTTTGAGAAGTTACTTCATCATACTAAGGGTGAATACGCTGGTAAGAACTTCAAATTAATGGATTGGCAGAGAGATGAAATAATTCGTCCTCTTTTTGGAATTAAAAGATTTTCGGATAATACAAGGAAATTTCGCCAATGCTACGTTGAGGTTCCGAGAAAGAACGGGAAGTCTACCCTTGCTGCAGGTATAGCACTTTATATGTTAATTGCAGATGGAGAACAGGGAGCAGAGGTTTATTCTGTTGCAGGTGATAGGGACCAGGCTCGGATTGTTTTCAAACAGGCAAGTGAAATGATAGAACTTTCACCGCAGCTTTTGGAGATTACTGAACAATACAAAAATAGTATTCTGGTTCCGGAGACACGGTCGGTATATCGTGTATTATCCGCTGAAGCTTCATCCGCGCATGGTTTGAATGCTTCAGGGGTTGTTTTTGATGAACTGCACGTTCAACCGGACCGTTATCTTTACGATGTAATGAAAACATCACAAGGTTCCAGAAAAGAGCCTGTGTTCTTCATGATTACAACAGCAGGATTTAAGAAAGAAACAATTGCTGGTGAAGTAAGAGAATATGCAGATAAAATCAGGGAAGGTATTCTTGAGGATGATAAATTTCTTCCAGTAATTTATTCTGCAGATGACTTTGATAACCCGGATGAACCAGAAATTGACTGGACAGACCCCCATATTTGGGAAGCTGTTAATCCTGGACTCGGAGAAACAATTCGAAGAGATTATCTGGAAACAGAGGCTAAGAGAGCAGCTGCTTCTCCTGCATACCAAAACACATTCAGACGCTTACATTTGAATCAATGGGTTGGTCAGGAGAGTAGATGGCTTGATATGAGAAAATGGGACAATTGCTATGTTCAGTTTTCAGAGGAACAATTTTATGGGTCACGCTGTTTTGCAGGACTTGATTTATCCTCAACACAGGACCTTACATCTTTAGTTCTTGTTTTCCCTTCAGAACCAGGAGAAGAGGAGAAGTACGCAGTTCTTCCGTATTTTTGGGTTCCAGAGGATTCAGTAATTGAACGTTCACGCTCAGATGGTATACCATATGATGCATGGACTAGAGATGGTTATATTGAAGCAACACCAGGTGAAGCAATTGATTATCATTACGTAGTTCACAAAATTGAGGAACTGGCTGAGAAGTTCGACATACAGCAGATTGCCTTCGACCGTTGGGGTTCTGCTATGATAACGCAGACTCTTATGGACCTTGGCTTTGAAGTTGTTTCAATGGGACAGGGCTACGCATCAATGAGTCCACCAACCTCAGAATTAATGAGATTAGTTCTATCCGGAATGATTCAACACAATGGCAATCCAGTTCTCAGATGGAATGCTGATAATGTTGTTGTTAGAACAGACCCAGCAGGTAACTTAAAACCTGATAAGAAAAAGAGTAAAGAAAAAATAGACGGTATTGTTGCACTAATTATGGCATTAGATAGAGCTATCAGACATCAACAACAGAAACAATCAGTTTATGAGACACGAGGGATAATGAGAGTATGATGGATTTATTTTTAAAATTATTTTATCCAGTACGTAAACGGGTAATTATAAATACAAAATCAGATAAAACTTTCAGAGGTATAATTTGGAAACATAATTCACAGTTTGTTATCCTGAAGAATGTAGAATTACTTCATTCTAGCAAACAGGCTACTCCAGTTGATGGAGAAGTTATTATATACAGGACAGATATTGATTTTATACAGGTGATAGGGTAATAACAAATGACAATAATTCAATCGGAAATGGCACTCTCTGATATGCCGGCTAATTGGTGGCCACATTCTACTGGAGGAGTTACACTCTATGATAATATAGCCAGGGATTATGCTACCCTTTATAAAACGCAGCCGAACGTCAGGGTTTGTGTTGATTTCCTCTCACGAAACGTTGCACAGCTAGGATTACATGTTTTCAGGATTAGCGAAGATGGAAATAGGGAACGTGTTAGAGACCATCCAATTGCTAGAATCCTCGAAAAACCAATGCCTCCTGAATTTAAAATGTCACGATATAGGATGCTCGAAACACTTATGGGTGATTTGGGAGTTTACTCAAATGCATTCTGGAAAAAGGTTATCACTGATGGAAAGGTTACAGCACTACTTCGCTTACCACCACAATCAGTAAGTGTAAAAGGGAATTTATACCCAAGTAGTTACGTTGTAACATTAAAGAATGGAAGTGTATATGAGGTTCCTGGTGATGAAATTGTTCATTTCAGAACATATAATGCGATGGACCCAAAGCAGGGGCTTTCTCCACTAGAGACACTTCGGCAGATTTTAGCAGAAGAGGCTGCTTCAGCAACATATAGGGAGAATTATTGGAAGAATTCAGCAAGAATGTCAGGTGTTATTAACCGACCTGCTGATGCGGTTGCATGGTCAGATGAAGCACGGGAGAGATTTCGCCGGGAATGGAAGTCACTTTATACTGGACCAGAATCCTCAGGTGCTACAGCTATTTTAGAAGACGGGATGAAATTTGAACCTACGGTTTTTAACGCTAAAGAGTCAGAGTATTTAGAAGGACGTAAACTGACACGAGAAGAGGCTGCTAGGGCATTTCATATTCCTCCGCCATTAGTTGGTATTCTTGACCACGCTACTTATAGCAATATTCGAGAACAGCATAAGCAATTATATCAGGACGTTCTTGGGCCATGGCTCTCATTAATTGAGGATGATATTGAGCTTCAATTATTGCCTGATTTTGAAGAGACTGAGAATCTCTATGTTGAATTTAATTTGAAAGAAAAATTGAAAGGTGATTTTAAAGAGCAAACTGAATCAATACAATCAGCAGTTGGACGGGCATGGCTGACAGTTAATGAAGCACGACAGCTGATGAACTATCCTTTGATTGAAGGAGGGGATGAAATAGTTACTCCACTTAACGTTGTAACAGGAGCACAAGCAAATCCACGTGATTCAGCCCCGAATGAACCTTCGGATGAGGGTAATCCAAAATTTAATCCGCAAAGAGGATTAAATAAGCAACAATATGAATCGTATATAGCAGAGAATAAAGATTTATGGGATTCTCTTATTCAACGCTGGCAAAGAATTCTAACCAAGACCTTTATGAGACAGAGGGATTCAATCCTTCCTAAGGTTAAGGCTAGAGCAGCCAGTGAAACGAAGATGTATGATATAAATTCTATTTGGGATGAAGAGAGATGGAATGAGGAGTTAGTTGAGGACACAGAAAGTCTTGCGTATGAGTCAATCTATTTATATGCAGAGGACATGGCTAAAGCATTAGGCTACGAACTCGATGAAGATTCATTACGTTCATTCGCTTCTAATTCATCTAACGTAGTAAGCAGGCAGATAAATTCTGCTACTCGCGAAGATGTAGAAGCAGCACTAGAAGAGGAAGACCCAGCAAGCGCGATTGATAAGTTATTCAAATTTGCTATTGCAGTAAGGGTTGGACAGCTTGCCCATGATTGGTTACATTCTCTTTCGCAGGGAGGTTA